TTGCAAGAACATCTCAACAGAGGACGACTTTTTCATCCTTGACCCGCTCGACTATGCAGACGCTGAGGATGCTGGAACGATTCTTGCCGTTGTCCACAGTCACCCCGCAACACCTGCGGTTCCTAGCGAAGCGGACAAGATGGCGTGCGAACAGTACGGTCTGCCTTGGCATATCGTCAGCTTGCTAGACGACCGTTGGTGCAACGTCAAACCGTCTGGTTACGAAGCCCCGCTAGTTGGGCGTGAATGGGTGTGGGGCGTATCCGATTGTTGGACCCTGGTGCGGGACTACTACCGCCGAGAAATGAACATTAAGCTGCGCGACTGGCAGCGACCTGAGAGTTCAGAGGCGTTTCGTCAGTTGCCGTTGTTTGAGCGGTGTTTTGGCGAAACGGGTTTTGTTGATACAGGCAGCAAAGAGCCTGAAAAGGGTGACGCTATGTTGATGAGCCTTGATGGATCGCCCGGCTTAAACCATGTGGCGGTTTACATCGGAGAAGGCAAGATGCTGCACCAGCTGCAAGGCAGGCTGTCGTCTAGGGATTATTGGGACGGGTACTGGCAGAAAGTCACAGGTAGAATTGTGAGGTATAGCGGCTGACGGCAGATGCTCCGCACGGTCAAGGTTTACGGGCACTTGGCAGAGCACTGCGGTCAGAGCGTGTTTGAAGCATTGGTACGTGTGCCTGCCGATGCTATTAAGTTTTTGTTGTGTAATTTTCCCGAGCTACGCAGCTTGATGCGGGACGGGTACTACAAGGTGGCTGTCGGAAAATTTGATTTACAGCTAGCGGACCATCCTGAGCAGTTGCACTACCCGATGGGTGCGGATGAAGTGGTGAAGGTTATCCCCGTTGTATCTGGTGCGGGTGGCCGAGGAATTGGGTCAATTTTGCTTGGTGCTGCCCTTATAGGCACTGCATTGCTCACTGGCGGTGCAACTTTAGGGTTGGGTGGATTTACTGCTGCAGGGACTGGATTAGGTTTTACGGCTGCAGCGGCTGCAGGCAACCTTGGCCTTGCTTTGACGCTTGGCGGTATTGCACAGATGATTACGCCTGTGCCAAAGCCACCTGAAATTGGCGGCGAAGGGCAAGGCGGTTTCGCGTTTTCTGGACTGCAAAACACCAGTCAGGAAGGCATTCCGGTTCCTGTTGTTTACGGCGAGATGATCGTTGGTAGCGTGGTCTTAAGCACCAAGCTGGTCGCAGACCTAGTACCGAACGAGTAAAAATGCCAAAGGACAACCTAAACTCCAAACAACTAGCCCAAATTATTGACCTTCTTGGTGAAGGTGAAATTGAAGGCTTCCCGAATGCAGGCATAAGCCATACCACCAACCCGAGCCAGTATGCGATTGGCGCGTTGAAGGATGTATTTTTTAATAACACGCCTGTTTTGAATTCTGCTGCTGTCATAACCGCAACTACCGAGATTACAGATGCCAACATCCAAGAGAACTTAAACTTTGATGTTGATAAGGCTAAGTTTCAAGTTGAGCTTGGCTCGCAGGGTCAGGGGCCACTTGGTGAGTTTCCCGGTTCAACCAGCAGCAGCACTACCCAAGTCAACACTGAAGTTCCCAAGGGAAGCGTCCCCGCAGGGACCGACAATCAAACCATTTTTGAGAGCGACGGTACTCCGGTAGTTAGATCTATAACTGATGTAGATGTTGACCAAGTAAACATTGTTGTGGGTGTTCCGGCTCTTACAAGAGTCAAAGACAACGGCACCGTTAAAGGGCTTGCTTTGCGCTACAAAATACAAATTCAGTATAACGGCGACTCTGACTTTACAAATGTATCTGTTCCAGGCAGCACGGATGATGTAGACAATGATGGTTATTTAGGCGATGGCAATTTTCAAATTGACGGCTATACCCCAGACCTGTTTCAGCGTAGCCACGTTATTACTCTTGACACAAAAACAACAAATTCTGACGGAAACATTGTAAACAATACAGCAAAATACCCAGTCAACATTCGTATTATTAGAACTTCGCAGTCAGTTCGAGACGACGACGAAACCATTACTGACAAGCTTATTTGGTACAGCTTTGATCAGCTAATTACAGACAAGCTGCGCTACCCAAATAGCGCAATTTTTGGTTTTCGATTTGACGCGCAACAGTTCCCGAGCATTCCTAAGCGAACATTTCGTATTAGGGGCTTAAAAATACGCATTCCTCACAACGCAAGCGTCAGAGGGGACGGTTCGCTTGATTACGCTGGGACGTTTAACGGCACATTTAAGGCAGCTAGAGAATGGTGTAGCGATCCAGCATGGATTCTGTATGACCTGCTAACTAATACCAGATATGGCCTTGGCGCGTATATTTTGACGCCCGAAGAACGCAAAGAAGCTGAGGCAAAAGCTGGTGATCAGTTTGAAGGCACAACGGACGTAGCAACCAACCTTGATGTCTACAGTTTTCAACAGGCCAGTGCATATTGCTCAGGCAGAGTCAGCGATAACGCTGGTGGAACGGAAGCCCGATTCAGCTGCAACGTTGCAATTACGTCACAACAGGACGCTTACAAGCTGGTTCAACAACTGTGCTCTGTTTTCAGAGCGATGCCGTTTTGGGAAGCTGGAACGTCTACGGCAGGAACAGGCGGAATCTCACTGGCGCATGACCGTCCTGAAGACTTTACTTATATCTTCAACCAGTCGAACGTAACCGTAGAAGGCTTTTCCTACTCGGGGTCAAGCATGAAGGGCCGCCCAACTTGCGTTGCGGTCAGGTACTTTGACATGGAAGCTCGCGACTTCCGTCAAGAGCTTGTTGAGCTGAACAGTCAATTTATTGACTCAACAGACCCCAACGTCGATTTTCTTGATAAGTACGGCTACAACAAGCAGGAGATTGACGCCTTTGCCTGCACTAGCAAGTCACAGGCGTATCGTTTGGGCAAGTGGTTTCTTTACACAAGTCACCGAGAGACAGAGGTTTGCAGTTTCTCGACTGACGTTGCTGCTGGCATCATTGTTCGTCCTGGCGATTACATCAAAATTAGTGATCCCGTTCGCACAGGACGTGTTGTTGCTGGCCGTGTCACTTCTGGATCAACGCTGACGCAGATCAAGCTGGATCGAAGTGACACTGAAATGTTTGGAGAAAGTGCGCCAGTAGGGTTTGAGTTTCACACTATCGACACTGACGGCAAGTACACCCAAGTCGGCAGCTCAAACATTGTGGGCAACACCGTCACGCTTGGAACGGCACTAAACGCGCTTTCTAGCCCTAGAAAAGTGCCCGCTGCTGGAGCGCCCTTCCAGATTGGGTATCAAGATGTCATTTTGACGCAGTGGCGCGTATTGACTGTTGAAGAGGGAGATGGCGTTTACAACGTCACAGCAGCAGCGCATGTCCGCGAGAAGTACGACATTATTGAAGACGCCAGCTACGTCTTCCCACCCCGTTCGTACACACAACTTGCAGCCACACCAGACCCCGTTACAAACCTGCAGCTTGAGGAGATTACTTACGAGGAAGGCGACAAGTTGCTGCACCGAATTGCCATTAACTGGCAGCAGTCAATTCGTGCCAATTACTACGAGGTTGAATATAGATTTGATGCCGATAACCCAATAACAGTTATTACCCAAAGCACGGGTTATGACATTTTAGACTCTGAGGTGGGCACTTATAGCGTCAAGGTTCGTGCTGTTGGATATGACCTTGATGATGCGCGTACCGGAGACCGGCACAAATACAGCAGTGCAACTACTGCAAGGATTGAGGCTATTGGTAAGAGTACCCCACCCAATAACATTGCCAGCCTAAACATCTCACCTGTTGACGCCCATAACGCTGAGCTGTATTGGCCAAGAGCAACTGATCTAGATGTTCGGATTGGCGGAACGGTTGAGATCCGGCACACGCCCCACACAGACGCTAGTGCTGTTTGGGGTAACGCTCAGGACATTGTTCCCGCAGTTAACGGCAGCAGCACCAGAAAAATTGTTCCGCTTAAGGAAGGTACTTACCTAATTCGTGCCAAGGACTCTGTTGGCAATTATTCCGCAGCAGACGGCATTCCAAGCGTTGTGGTGGATCTGCCTGAACCGCAAGACTTAGAGCTGGTTCAGACCTACTCAGAGCATCCAAGTTTTACTGGAACGTTTACAAATACGTTTCTGAGTGACACTGAGAACGGGGTTGCCCTGGTTTCAGATGGACAGATCGACGGCATCACCGATTTTGACGACGTAACGAACATTGATTTCTTTGGTGAAACCGTTTCTAGCGGTGAATACCAGTTTGCAAGCACGCTCGACCTTGGGGCGAAGTATGACGTTGAGCTGCTTTCAGTGCTTCAGATTCGTGCGTTCCAGCCGAACGACACCTGGGACGAGCGCACTGCGCTGATCGACACTTGGAGCGACATCGACGCCAATGACCTGAGCGACACTGATGTGCAGGTGTACGTGCGAAGCACCAACGACAACCCAAGTGGTAGTCCAACCTATGGAACGTGGGAGCCGTTCGTAAACAACACAAAACGCGGCAGGGGCTTCCAGTTCAAGGCTGAGTCAACGACCACCAACGTTGCTCAGAACCCGTTGATTGAGCAACTCGGTGTCAAGGTCAGCCTGCAGCGCCGTACAGAGCAGCAACGAAACATCACATCTGGAGCGTCAGCCAAGACCATCACGTTCCCGTCTGCGTTCTACAGCGTCCCAAGTGTGGGCATCACGGCTCAGGACTTTGACAGCGGGGATTATTTCCAGCTGAGCAGCATCAGCAGGACGGGCTTCACCGTGACGTTCAAAAACAGCTCCGATACAATAATCAGTAAGGTCTTTGACTATCAAGCCGTTGGTCACGGCAAGGAGATCACCTAATGGCTCAGTCCACTGACAAAAATTTAGCCAATCAGTCGGGCGCGAACTTCCGTTCTGAGCTGAACACGATCCTCGGTGCGATCACTAGCAACAACAGCGGTTCGAGCGAACCGAGTGGCACCAAGGTCGCTTACGAGCATTTTGTTGACACCTCAACGACTCCAGCCACTTACAAGATTCGCAACGCTGCAAACGACGGCTATATCACGATTGGAACGGTATCGACGAACCTCGGGTTGGCGGCCCTGTCTGGGGCGACGTTTACGGGTGACATCACGCTGAACGCTCGTTCAGATGTGCGCTTTGCTGACGCAGACAGCAGCAACTATGTGGCTTTGGAGGCCCCCGCCACAATCTCGTCTAATTACACGCTGACACTTCCAGCGGCTGACGGCAGCGCGAATCAGGCCCTAAAGACTGACGGCTCTGGTGCGCTCGGCTTTGCCAGTTACCTGCTGCTGAGTGAGACAACGAACGGCCAAACCGTTACGGGCGGCGTTCGCGCCAACATCGTCACGCTGAGCGATGGGGCCAATATCAGTTATGACATGGATGATGGCAATAACGCGACTGTCACGCTCGGCGGGAACAGAACATTAGACAACCCATCAAACGTAACTGTGGGGCAATCTGGGTCAATTTTTATCGTTCAGGATGGAACGGGCTCTAGGACACTTAGTTTTGGATCGCAGTATGACTTTGCTGGCGGAACCGCCCCCACGCTCTCGACCGGGGCTAATGCCGTAGATCGGATCGATTACGTCGTCCGCACCACTACTTCTATCCACTGCGTCTTTACTGCTGACTACTCATGAGCGTTTTCCATAACAACGCCCTTATCGGTGCTGGCGGTGGAGCGGCTGCTGCTGCTGCGGGCGTAGGGGTTCGTTCGCTGCGTTTCAACTCAGGTGATTCTGCCAATCTTAGTAAAACTTTTAGTTCAGCTGGCAACCGTAAAACCTGGACTTGGAGTGGGTGGGTAAAAAGAAGTGGCTTGACAAGTGGTGCCGATTTGCTTTTTGCGGTTTATCAAGATTCCAGCAATCGCGGCTACATTCAGTTTCAAGCATCTACTGACAAAATCCTTCTTTTTAAACGTATAGGCGGGACTGATAAATATGAATACAGCACTGACGCAGTCTTTCGCGATCCTTCTGCTTGGTATCACATTGTAATCGCATTTGACACGACGCAAGCAACTGCATCTAATCGCGTCAAAATTTATGTAAACGGCGCAGAACAGTCACTTACAACGACGACAACTGCGGCTCAAAATTTAGACACTCTTTTTAGTGCTGCACAGCCACATTATGTGGGACGTGACGGCGCTTCTCAGTATTTTGACGGTTACCTCACTGATGTGTATTTTGTTGATGGCTTGGCGCTTACCGCCTCATCATTTGGATCTTATGACTCAAACGGAGTTTGGCAACGTGGCACTTACAGCGGAACATATGGGACGAATGGTTTTCATATTTTAGATTTTGAAAACGAGGGCACGATTGGCGATGACAGCAGCGGGAATTCCAACGATTTCACTGCAAACAATCTGAGCGACACAGCAGGCGTAGGCAACGATGTTCTGCTTGATTTTCCTGCCAATGGATCTGAAAGTGACACTGGTGCGGGCGGAGAAGTCAGCGGAAACTACGCGACGATGAACCCACTGACTGCTTTTTCTTCCCCGGTGGT